ACACCGAGAACGCGATCCGCTATCTTTACGACACCGGGGCCACGACCTACCACGTATTGAAGACCAACGACGCCGGCAATCACGGTCTGGAGATCCGGATCGGTGGGAGTATGAATGTCGTAGTTCCCGAGGGAACCTATGGGCCATACTGGCGACAGGGCGAGCGCAATACCCTGGTGATTTCGGGCACCACCGGCGATACTTCGGCTTGGCTCAACAAGCAATTGATAATCGACGCGGACGCTACAGCATGGACGGGCGACGACGAAACAGAATTGACTTTCGGGATCAACTTCTCGGACACCTATCACTTTGACGGCGTGATTGAATCATTTCAAGTGTACCACGCGCAATTGACCGCCGGTGAATCGGATGACTTCTCCGACTGCTCAACGTACACCTGGGAGAACCGGGCAACCGCGCATTACCAGATGCGCTTGCAGGACCACGACGCCACGAACACCACGACGATTGACTCGACGGGCAAGGCCGGGGATCTGACCCTGGTACACGCGCCGGTCAAGACAACCGCGCACGGGTACGATTTCGACGGGACGAATGATTATCTGAGCGGGACGATTGACTCGTCGACGTTCAACAGCGCCGAGATTCTGATCGTGATGGAGTTTACACCTGATCAGGCATGGGGTGCGGCGGGTTATGACGAGTACCTTCTCGACGCCGACGTTGGCGGCGTGGGGCGTTATTATGTTCTAAAAAACTCACCAACTTATAGCAGCACACTAGACATCGCGCTGGGCAATACCGCGATCGCCAGTATAGCATCGGGAACATGGTCTCCTTATTGGTTGCAGAATCAACGCAACGTGCTGATCATATCCTCAAGCGCCACGACCGACTTGACCGATGTCTGGCTCAACGGGGCCTTGATACTCGACGGAGATACTTCGGCATGGACCCAGACCGCGCCCGATGATCTCCATATCGGATCGCGCTTCAACGGCACCGACCCTTTCGACGGCAAGATCCATTCCTTCCTAGTCGCGCCCGTCCTTGCCACCGAACTCCAGGCCCTCGACATCGACCACGCGATTTGCCAACGAGGTAACGACCAATGATCAAGCTTCGCCATCTGTTCGCCGCTGTCCTCGCGCTGGTTGCGATCCTCTGGTTCCAGGGGGCCCAGGCCGACATACTCGACGACCTCAAGGCCGAGGGCGTGGTTGTCCTGTATCACGACTACAGGGCCGGGCACATGCTCGACTTGTCGGGGAACTCGAACCACGGGACGGGGACGGATATCTCTTGGACGGGCGACGGGGCTAGGCTCCCCGCATCGACCTCGCGGATCACTGTTGCGGATTCGGGCGAGTTGCAGTTGACCACAGGAGCTTTGATCGTGTACTCGGCCGATGGGTTCATGAGTCAGGTTACCTACGAAAGGCTTATAAGCAAGCGCGATTCTCTAGGTAACACGAACTATGACTTTCGGTTGACGGCCACGGGCGGCGGTGATGTGCAGTTGTACGACGGAACCAACACGCGGGCGCTAGTCACTAACGTCGTGGGAAAGCATTGCATAGCGGTCAACATGGCAGACGGTGGAACCGGGGAGGTGTTTGTTGATGGGCTGTCGGCTGGGGTGCTCGATGGGGCTTCTGATATCTCGGTAGATGTCGCCAGCGTAATCATTGGAAATCTGGTCACGGGGATCACGAGGCTTCGATCCACTCTATCGGCCGCCCTCATCATCAACCGCCCGCTCACCGACACCGAGATGGCCCAGACCTGCGCCGCCCTCCAGTCCTACAAGTTCCCGACCATGACCAGGGCCGAGGGTCAGGGGAGCTATGGGGTGGAGGTGCTGACTGATGGAGACATGGAGGCCGGAGGAACTGCGAACTGGACCCCGGGCGGCGGCGCGATTGAAACCAAAGAACTCGGCGGGGCCATGGCGGGGTCCCAGGTTTTGCGGATCACAAAGGACGCAGCGGCCACAGACTACGTTTATCAAACCGCCACGACCAGTGGAACTCGCTACCGAGTAACAGGATGGGCCAGGGGCGATGGAACGGCAAACCCCAGGATTAGCGGATCTGCTTATCATTGGACCGGTACAACCTCTACAAACTGGCAGCCGTTCGATTTTGTCCAAACGTGGGATTCCACTAAGGTTTACCTCAATGCCTACGGCGGCGGCGCTGCTAACTGGGTCGAGTTCGACAACATCTCAGTAACCGAGATCGAATCCGACCACGTCCAGTACAAGACCGAATGGGGCGCGACTGCCTCGAACACGAACATAACCGGAGGCCCTATCGAGGGGACGCCTTTCTGGGTCAGTACCGGAACGTGGAAGGTTACGACCGACACCGTGGACGGGGAGACGGTCAAGGTTTTGGAAAACGTGGTTGCGGGGGTTGCGTACCTCGACACATCAGAGATCGAGGGAAGCCCGACCGCCGACGCTTACGGGACTTGGGAGTTTTGGCTTTACAAGATAGACGCCTCGTCCCCGTATGTCGGCATTATTGCCGACACGATCGGAGCGTATAACGCAGCCGGCCAAGATGCCTATTGGCTTGGCCTAGACTCCGACGAGAAAGTACAACTCGGGGAGTCTACAGCGGCAGCATGGTCCCTCAAGTTCAACACGGCGGCGGCTTATTTTAGTCACTCGACGTGGTATCAATATCGGGTTACGCGATCAGACGATGGGATCTTTACCGTCTACCAGAACGGCGTGATTGTCGATGCTTCTGGTGGCGCAGGAACGAACCCAGTCACCGACGCAACTACAGCGACATCAAGCTATATCGTACTTGACCTCGACGCAGGCGACAAGATCGCCTTGAGCGGTCCCACCGGGGATCAGTGCTTCTGGAAAGCCCAGGGGGTGATTGCGCCATGACTCCGGACATTGCCAACGCCGCCGCCGAGGGCGACCTGATGCGCCTGACTCTAATCATTGCAGGGTCAACGATCGTCGTCGCCTTCTCGGCGATATGGTGGCTCATCAAAGAGCGCATGCGGCTCGGGCAAGAAAGACTCAAGGCGGGCATTGAACGAATGAACGGCTTGCAAGGCAAGGACGAGCAGCAGGACGAGGTCATCCAGGCCATCTGTAAGAACTACGTCCATCACGACGACTGCAAAGAACAACGGGAACGCCGAGACCGGGCCCGGGAAAAGCTTGAGCGGTCGGTTGACAAGATGGTCGAGCACCAGGGGTGCATTGATACCAAAATCGGGACGCTGGTCGTCAAGGTCGACGATCGCATGGAGACGATCACCGGAATGCTGTCACGGTTGGTTGACGTTGGCTCTAAGGAGATTACATGATCAAGGGCGCCCCTCAAGTTCTCGAATACGGAAGCTCGGCGGCCCGTCTGAAGTTCATCACCACGGACGACCAGGGGCGCGAACGCCGGCCGGACAGCCTGCCGACCATCGAGATCTTCGACAACAAAGCGAACTCCCAGGTCGACCCGGCAACGGTCAAGGCCTCCTTCGACTTCGACACGGACGGGGGTTTGACCAACCTTGACACCATCATTCAGGCGACCTCGGCCGGGACGTGGGGCAACGGCTGGACGGTCCAGGTTGCTGCCGGGGCCGCCGCCGCCATCACTATCGACCGGACCGAAAAGACGATCTTGATCGAGTTCGTCACCACGGTTACCACGGTCACGAACATCGAGACCCTGATCGCCGCCCTGGTTGGCGAAGAGGCCGTAATCGAGGTCAAGACCGCAGGCACGGGCGCCAACGTGCTCACGACCGCAGGGGATACCCTCGCGGCCTCAAGCCTGGCAGGAGGGCTAGGCGGGGCCATGGAGGCCGTCGTCGCGGCCACCGAGGGCTTTCTGGACTACGACGCCCAGACCCAGGAGTTCGGGGTTGGGGAGAAACTCACGGGCGGCACGTCAACGGCGACCGGCCAGATCATGGGCGACGACCGAAGCGGGGCTTCGGGCACCCTTCACCTAACCAATGTGGACGGGACCTTTGCCGATGACGAGGCGATCACCGACACGAGCCCGACCGCCGGGTCGGCTACAGTCAACGGGGTCCTGTACTCCTGCGAGCATTACTACGATCTGGACGCCTCAGATTCGGTCACCTACCCCATCGGGCAGGACTTCCGGGCCGAGGTCATCTATCAAATTGATGGGCGCACGTATCAAAGGCAGATCTATTTTGATGTGTGCTGGTATCCCATGGTCTATCCCCTGGTCACGACCCAGGACGTTGACGAGGAGCACCCGACGTGGATCGCCAAGCGGCCCAAGAAATGGAAAGACTGGGGCCCGGCCATCCGGGCGGGGCATGCAAACCTGGTGCGCCGGATTCATGGCATGGACGACCAAGCCGCCGAGTTCATCCGGCGCGAGTCTGAGATGTGGCGCGTCTCAATGGCGTTCACCGAGGAGCGGATCGCGGCAATGTGCGGATTCCCGAAAGAGGAGCGCGACGACTGGACGGCCAACGCTGAATCCGTCTGGAGGACCAAGGGCTACATGACCAAGAGCGCCCAGGACGACGGCGAGGTCGATTCAAAGACCTCCCTGCAACCCGAGTTCGAGAAGTAAGCATGGCGGCCACGACCCCAGCGGCGATTTACACGGCACTCCGAAAGCTCATCAAGGGGCTTGACCCGGACGGGTCGGCTCACGGTGGCGAGTCCGAATTCGAGTATGCCGCCCCGGGGTTCTCGTGGGACGATGTTGAAGTCCGCGCCGAGTCGGACATCGACCGGCGGTTTACGGTTCACGGCCTGGCCAGGGGCGCCCCTCAGAACTTCGGCTCGCCGGCCGAGTACGACTACGACGGAACGATCCGCGTCACCATCGGGCATGCCATCACCGACGACGAGGCAGAGGGCGAGACCCGCCGGGATGCCGACCTTTTCCAGATCATCGAGGAGCTTGAGAAGTCCGGGAACTTTCCCTCGGGCGTTTCCCTTGTTCGATTCGTTGACCAGACCGTCTCGAAGTACGATGACAACCACTGGGTCAGCGTTCTTGTTTTTGAACTGTACTTTACAATCGCGGCACCGTAAGGAGATCATGCAATGGCCGAACTGAATATCCCTTTTGATGTAAGGACCGTCGAGTTCAAGGAGCAGGTTTCTTGGGCGGCCGGCGACCCGGGCGGCGACTACGAACAGATCCGCGCCATCGACGCCGTGTTTACCCCGGCCCAGTCGATGATCACGCCGCCCTACCAGAAATCGGCCGGCATGCTCGGGCCCGACCCGGCGATCCCCGCAGGCAAGGGCGGAACCCTGACCTTCAAGACCGTGCTTCGCGGCGGCAACGGGATCGAATCACTACTCTCGAAGCTCGGCAGGAATTGCGGGTTGACCCGCGTCGCCCGAGCAGCGGGAACAGACACCAAGTCGGCAACCGCCGACACCGTGGTTTTTGAGGGGGCAACCACGACCTACAAGACCGGCGAGGGGATCTTCATATACGCCAACTCGACGGCCTACCAGATCCGGTTTGTGTCCAGGTCCCAGGACGGCGTTCCCGCCCTCGACACGACAATCAACACCGAGCCGGCCTTCATTACCAATCCGGTTCTCTCCGATCCATACTACAACCTCGACACCCTGACCCCGGCCGCCGCCTCCCTGGGAGAGCCCGCCGCGTACTTGGCGTTCAAGTTCGTTCGCGGCTCGGGCGCCAATGTCATCCAGTACCTCGCCACCGGATGCGCCGGGACGTTCAAGATCGTGACCTCGACAGCCAACACCTTGCCCATGATTGAGTGGACATTCCAGGTTGACACCTGGACCGCAACCGCGACCGCGCTGGTTCAGGACCCCGACCTCTACAACGACGGGTACCCGCTTCTCGGCTCGCCCTGCTACATCAACGACACGGCCGCCAAGATCCGGAGCTTCGCCTTTGACCCGGCCCTGCAACTCGTGCCCGACGAATGCACCGAGGGAACCCACGGGCGCCAGGGTTGGCTCTATGTCAGCGCCAGCCCGCCTGTGCTTGAGGTCGAACTGAAGCATGACCTTGACTGGTACACCCGCTGGGCGGCCGGGACTGAGGTCCAGTTCACCCTCCAATCCATCAAGGACACCAACGAAGCCTGGGCGTTCCACATTCCCAAGCTCCAGGTACTTGACACCCAGCCGCAGGAGATCAACAAACACCTGGGCCTCAAGCCCTCGTTCCAGATCAACGATCCGGGACTGGACGACGACGACGTTCAGATCCCCATGTGGAGCCTGGCGATTACCGGCTCCGGAACCTAGCCCCTAACCCATAGGAGATCCCCGCATGGATACCCTGACTTCTAACCCGCACGAGACCGAGGAGCTTGACCTTCTCGAACTGCGCCTCAAGACCACGGTGCTCAACGCCGAGTACGCAATCCGGGAATTGACCGATGTAGACAGGCCACTTACCGACGAAGAAAAGTCAGACTTAGCGCTGGCCCATGAAGCACTAGAGGCGGCCGAGACTGCCCAGAGCCGTCACGTCAAGGACGCAACTACACCCGTTGCCCTAGTCGGCTTCATACCAACCCGCAAGCTCACATCCTTACGGCATCGCTACAGCATATTGCACAAGGACGACTTTGACCACGCGACGGCCACGCTGGAGGAGCGCGAGGAGTTCGACGAGATCGCCCGGTTGTATCTGCGCTGGGGCATCAAGGGCCATAGAAATCTCGGCGTTCCCTTTGATGCCGAGAAGGAAATGTGCGGCCCCCGTAAGGTGACCGTGGCGTCTTGGGAAATGGTCGATGTGTATGAAGGGCTCGGCCTGCTCTATCTTATGTACTCCCGGGTTCGGGAATACAACACCCTGGCCGAGATAAAAAAAAAGGAATCTTTGCTCAATGCTGGCACGATCCCGTTGAGTTCAACTGCGAAATCTGCCGACTCAAGCCCGAGTTGAAAGAGGAGAACGGATGCAACGGCCCATCGGAAATCCCTTACTTGTATCCGCCCTCGGATGCCGTGGACGGGCAGGGGCATCCGTTGGACGAGGAGCGGGTCGAGATCAATACCTGCCCGGTGAATCTCATCACGCCCGATCTGATCGAGTTTTTCAGAGCGATCAATCTGGCGGACGGGCGGATCAGTATCTCAGAGCAAGACTGGTTGCCCTATCCGTTCATACAGGCCGTTGCAATCTATTCGCGTCAAAGCGCGTTGGCATCTGCTGACCACATGAGGAGAAAACGCAGTGGTTGATTATGCGGGAAATCTCGGCCGACAGCTTCAACTGATCGGAACCTGGGATGGCAAGCAACTTGAGCAGGGCTACCAAGCCACCGCCGGCAAGGTCACGAGAGCCGCCGGCACCATGGCCAACAAGACATCGAGCCTTGTCAATAAAAAAATGGGCATGGCGATGTCTCAATTCAACGAAAAAACTGAGAAAGGGCGCCAGCTACTAACAACGTTTGGTGGCGCTGTCGGAGGCGCTGCCGGAAATATCGTATATTATACGGGGACTTTGAGCTACGTAATCGGTCGGTTTTCCGTCTGGGAACTCGGCATTATGGGCGTCGTCGCTGCCATCGGCGGACTGGTTTATGTCCTCACCCGGGAAAGCGCAGAAGAAAAGGAATGGGCGGCGAGACTTGATGTAAGCCGCGCGGCCTTGGATAAGATGACCACGTCGGTCAACGACTTCGTGGCTGCGCAAAACCAGCAACTCGAAGGTTGGTCTCAGGCCGAGGTGAAACTTGCAGCGGTCAACGACGAGATGGACACGCAGCATCGCAACTACGACCGGGCGATCGCCGACATAAAGAAATGGAAAGACGAAGCCCCGGCGATCGACGTTCTTGAGAACCAATTCCCCGCGCATCTGGTGATCGCATACTACGAATCCCTGATCGGCATGGGCAAGGCGCTGGAGGCAACGACCAAGCTTCACGAGATCGACGCGGCTATAAAAGAAAAGAACTTCCAAAAAGAACTCGACCGCCAGAACGAGGCAGAAAAGAAAGACAAACCCAAGGGCAAGAAGAAAGATACTTACGAGGAGTTGACCGGGGCCCCGGGGATCTACGGCCTGGCTCCGGATGCAATCCGGCAGGCGATAGCTTTTCAGGCCCAGGTGATCGCTGCCGAGACGGAATATCAAAGCATTAGACTGCTCCAGGACTTGAAAGACAAAGAGGAGAACGAGAAGCAAGCGATCCTTGACGCTGAGTTAGACTGGGAGCAGCGACGACTCAGGGCCATTCTTGAAATCAGAGAGCAAGAGCAGGAGAAAAAACTCGCTCTCGAAAGAGAAACCGAGGACGCCAAAAACGATATCATGATGGACGGCATTGACATCTTTGAAGAGCTTGGTTCGCTTATGGCATCATCCGAGGAGGCCAATACGGCGGTGCGAGTCGCGGCGATCATGGCTCGCGCCGGGTGGCGGATGTATGAAGAGATCGCCGAGGGCGTTGCGACTAGCGTTACTCAACCATGGGTTGCCGCTAGTCACTTTACGGCTGCGGCTCTCTTTGGCGCGTTGGCCGCTGGTGACGTTGCGGCGGCGGTGTCCGGTGGCGGCGGCGGGGGCGGCGCCTCATCGAGTAGCCGGGCGGGACTCCAGGGCGAACGGGAACCACTCGACACGACCGAGGAGAGGACAACGACGATCGTAGTAAACCTCGGAGGCAAAGAGGTTGGCCGGGCGGTGTATGACGCCTACGAGGGACACAAGGACGACTTGAATCCCAACCGCAAAAAGAAAGTGGTAGGGTACTGATGGCAAACACAAAACCGTGTATCCAAGCCCCGATCACGATCGACGCCTCAAACCGATTCCTTGATGTGACCTCTGTTGCCGGCGGTGACGAAACGGTCACGCTGGACATGGAGACCCACGACGATATTCACTCCCTTTGCGCGGACATCCAGACGGGCCTACGGGCGCTCGGCGGTGACTGGGCAGCGGCGCTTTGCACGGTGAGCGATACCGGGATCGTGACAATCGACTCAAACCAGGCCGTCAACGCCGTGGCCCTGGAGTGGGACACCGGAGCCAACGCCGCCAACACGATCGCGCCCGTCCTCGGTTTCAAGTACGCGGATGATGATATCGGATCATATTCGTACGATTCAAATTATCAACACCCATGCGGCTGGTACCCGAACAAGTGGCCCCGAATGTATGGACCCCTGAACCCCCGGGCGGTCGGCGGCGAGCAGCGCGACACCTTATCTGGCACGCATTCAAAAACGGTTCACCATGGATTCCATCACTATTACGATCTTGAATACAGCCGATTGCCCCCCGAGTACGTTTACAGCGCCGAGGCGGTCACGGACATCAACACGGCCTTTGAGGATGTCTGGGAGGTGCTTATTCAGGGCGCGGTCGGGCGGTTGTTTGAGGACGCGTCCGACTCCGGAACGTATATTGAATTCTACCTGAAGACCCCGCGCGACTGGGCCGGGGTTGTGACCCGCCCGCACGTTGACTACAAGGCGTATAATCTCAAGATGCGCTTGCGCCAGAAGGAAGCCTAGTATATGGCGACCTCGGGATTTATAGCAACGACGGGTGAGGACGCGATCCGCGCGTATTGGTGGATCGAGATCGAGGGCATCCGGCACCGCATTGGCTCGCGGGATCCAGCGTGGAATCCAGACGTAGGCCCTAATCAACACATATATCCATACATGGAAAAGATGCCGGCCATATCGCCGCAGGTAGCCGAGCCGCTGAACGGCACAAACACCCCCTA